CTCACGAAGGGCGCGAGCGACCTGCTCGGCGTGCTGGCTCCCGGCGGACGCATCATCGCGATCGAGCTGAAGGCCGCTCGAGGACGCACGACGCCTGAGCAGGAGGCGTTCCTCGAAGGCATCCGAGCGTTCGGCGGCTTCGCGTGTGTCGTGCGGTCGGCGGACGAGGCGCGTGCGGCGATCGAGCGCGCGAGACGTGGAGAGATGGAGTGAAGTACCTCTCGGTGTGCAGCGGCATCGAAGCTGCGTCCGTCGCGTGGGAGCCGCTCGGCTGGGAGCCGGTCGCGTTCTCGGAGATCGAGGCGTTCCCGTCTGCCGTTCTCGCGCATCACTTCCCGCACGTTCCGAACCTCGGAGACATGACGAAACATGAGACGTGGAACATCAAGCCTGGATCAATTGACCTTCTCGTGGGTGGAACTCCCTGCCAGTCCTTCTCCGTCGCGGGACTTCGCAAGGGACTGCACGACCCGCGAGGCGGACTCATGCTTTGCTTCGTTGAGATCGCTCAACGTCTACGGCCTCGATGGGTGGTCTGGGAAAACGTTCCCGGTGTCCTGTCATCAAACGGAGGACGGGACTTTGGAGCCCTCCTCGGGTCGCTGGCTGACCTCGGGTATGGGTGGGCCTACCGAGTCCTGGACGCTCAGTATGTCCGAACACACAGGCATCCACGCGCCGTCCCGCAGCGCAGGCGACGTGTGTTCGTTGTCGGATGTGCTGGAGACTGGCGACGTGCCGCCGAGGTACTCTTTGAGGAGCAGCGCTTGCGCGGGCCTGCTGGAGAGGTCGGCACGGAGGGACACGGAGCTTCCTGCACCACTACGAGCCGCACTGATGAACGGGATCACGACGGAATAAGATTCGCCGTCTCCGCCTATTCGGTCTACCCGTGCTCCGGCCAGGGCGCCGATCTCAAGGCAATCGAAGTCGATGTAGCGTCAGGGATCTCGTCAGGGACGCTTGCTGACATCACCGATCGCGGAATCCGGGTCGTGCTGTCTCCGGTGCATGACGAGTCGTGCGCGATGGACGAGGACTGCCTCTGCGATGCCGGAGACGTTCCCTCGACCGTTCGTCGATTGACCGTTCGCGAGGTCGAGCGCCTCCAAGCGTTCCCAGACGACTGGACCCGCATCCCGTGGCGCGGCCGTCCCGCCTCCGACTGCCCAGACGGCCCGCGCTACCGCGCGCTCGGCAACTCGATGGCGGTCAACTGCATGGAGTGGATCGGCCAGCGGATCGCCGACGTCGAGGCGCGCCGATGAGTCGTCACGATCGTCTCGGAGTTAGGCGCGCCATTGAAGCATTCCGCTTTGGAGCACTTGATGGCGAACTGTGCGGACCGATTCGCGGAGGACAGGGCCAGGGCGCATCGACCCAACTGAAGGAGCGTGGATTCGCATCTGCTGCACACGTCTCGCTCAGACTCTCCTTACGCTTACCGAACAAGCCATACTTCCATTACGACGGGAACGCTGGATGCGGCATTAATGAATTAGCCGGAGCACCAGGTAGTCCACTCGTCTTTATTGACGAGGTCGCAAAGATCGGTCGCTCGAACGTATTTGCATATTTTGCCGAGATTGATCGCGGTCGTCACACCGATCTCGCTCTTCGCGTAGCGCAACGACTCGACCGATGGGCCGAGACCGCTTCGTCTCCTCCTCCGATCTGTCGCGTCATGCACGCGCACAACGGCGTCGCGCTTCTGGACTTCGCCGAAGAGGTGCGACGACGCGATCGTCCCAATTACGCGATGGGCACCGTCCTATTCGATCCCAACGGCTACTTTGACGACATTCCATTCGCTGAGCTGGAGCGGTTTTGTCGTGAATTCCCTCGCATGGATCTGATCTTCAACCTCAACATGCGAACGTACAGGCTCACGCGGAGTCACCAGTTAGCCGATCGGTCAGAGCGATGGCGCAACAAGTTCATTCCTTGTCCGACCGACCTACCGTCTCTGTTTTCTCGCAAGCATCTCCTGATTCAGGAGCGGATCGCTCGAGGAAACCCGTGGCTCCTTCTCATCATGCGCAACATGCGCACCAGCGGGCATTCGTCGGCCGGCATCTATCCGATCGAGTCGACCGAAGGGAGGATGATTCTTGAGCGATACTCAGAGGACCGCGAGCCATTCGCGGCGCGTGTACTCACGCCTGAGACACAACCCAGTCTCTTTTGAACACTATCGGACCTATGCCGAGTATCTCAGGCACCCTTCATTCAAGGCTGTCCGCGAACTCGTCATGCAGCGCGCGCGAGGCATCTGCCAGGAGTGTCGCGTGTCTCCAGCGACCGAGGTTCATCACGTCGACTATCCGCCGTGGGGTACATTCGACGTCCCGTGGAACCTCGTTCCCATCTGTCACGGTTGTCACTGCATAGTGCATGGAAAGGATGATTGAGATGGAACGCGGAATCGAGACACTAAGCCCTCATCCGGACAACGCTCGCATTTACGGCGACCAGTGCGACGCCGAGCTCCTTGAGAGCATTCGCGCGAAGGGCATCCTGACGCCTCTCCTGGTGACCGAAGATGGGACGATCATCAGCGGCCATCGCCGCTGGCGCGCGGCCCAGCTTGCCGAGTTCGATGCTGTGCCGGTCACGATCTTTCGGTCGAGCGACCCGCTCGATGTGCTCGAGGCGCTGATCGAGAGCAACCGCCAGCGAGTCAAGACGAACGAGCAGATCGGCCGCGAGGCCAAGGTGCTGCTTGAGATTGAAAAAGAGCGAGCCAAGCGGCGGCGCGGCGGACACGACAGGTCAATTCCGGAAAATTTTCCGGAATTGAGATCAGACTCTCGCGACATCGTCGGCGCGAAGCTCGGGCTCTCGGGCAAGGGCGTTCAGCAGGCGGCAGACACGGTTGACGTCATTGACCGCCTTCGGAGCGAAGGCAGACACGACGAGGCCGACGAGATCGTCGACAAGCTCAACCGCAGCATCTCGCGAGCCTACGCCGACCATCACGAGCCGAAGGTCAAGGACACGACGTCGGCTTCTGGAGCGAGTCCGGCCAAGACCTACTCCGTCGATGAGTGGGAGCGGCTCTCGCGCAGGGATCGAGCCGCTGCGCTGAACGAGCCGGCCAGAGGATCATTTAACCGCCAGGAGACCGACTCGATCGAGTGGGCGTCCTGGTCATGGAATCCGGTCACGGGCTGCCTGCACAACTGCCCGTACTGCTACGCCCGCGACATCGCCGAGCGGTTCTATCCGCAGAAGTTCGCGCCGACCTTCCATCCTTCACGGCTACGGATCCCGGCCTCCGCGACTCTGCCGGCATCGGCGAAGACACACATCGGCGACCGAAACGTCTTCACCTGCTCGATGGCCGATCTGTTCGGCCGGTGGGTGCCTGCGGAGTGGATCGAGGCGGTCCTGGACGCCGTGCGCGAGGCTCCGGACTGGAACTTCCTCTTCCTGACTAAGTTCCCGGGCCGACTGACGGAGTTCGACTTCCCTGACAACGCCTGGGTGGGCACGTCGGTCGACTGCCAGGCGCGCGTGGCTGCGGCTGAGGCAGCGTTCCGGAAGGTCCGCGCCAAGGTGAAGTGGCTCTCCTGTGAGCCGCTGATCGAGCCGCTCAAGTTCTCCTCGTTGGAGATGTTCGACTGGATCGTGATTGGCGGCGCCAGCGCCTCGACTCAGACGCCAGAGTACCACCCGCCGCGTGAGTGGGTGCGCCAGCTCGAGGATGAGGCTCGCCGGTGCGGGCTGCGCATCTACGAGAAGACGAACCTGATCGAGCGCCTGAAGGACTATCCGGGAGCTCCAGTCAGGCCAGAAGCAACCGCGCCGGAGCAGATGAAGTACCTGCCGACGAAGGCGACCGACACGGTCACAGAGCCGGCCTGATCGCGTTTCTTTGAGGAGGGTGAGGAGGAGGAAATGAGAAGCCGCTTGATTAAGCCGAACTTCTTCCGCGACGAGGACCTCTCCAGTCTGGAGCCTCTCGCGCAGATCCTGTTTGCCGGGCTCTGGTGCGTCGCTGACCGCGAGGGCAGGCTCGAGGACAGGCCGCGTCTGATCCGGAGTGACGTGTTTCCGACGCGGGATGACGTAACGTCAAATGACGTCGTCAGATGGATTGACGCTCTCGTCAACATCGACGTCATTCAGCGCTACGAGGTCGACGGCCGGTCGTACCTCCAGGTCAAAAACTTCAGCAAGCACCAGAAGATTTCGCCGAAAGAGGCCAAGTCGCACCTGCCCGCTCCACCGCGGGTCACGGCAACTGCATTGCAATTGCAGTGCAATGGTGGTGCAACTGTCCTGCAATTTTGCTCGGAAGCAGAAGCAGAAGCAGAAGCAGAAGCAGAAGCAGAAGCAGAAGCAGAAGCCAAAAGAGTTCTTCGTCATCGCGC